GAAGATCTCGCCGTACTGCGGGAAGAAGCCGGAGGTCATGCGGCTGGCGAAGCGCGGCACGCCGGTCACGGCGGTCTCGTCGAAGATCAGGTCGGTGCGCTGCTGGCCCGGCGTTTTCTGATAGAAGTGCTCGCGCTGCGGCAGCGTGTAGTTGTAGATCTCCTGCCACAGCTGGATCCACGGATCGCGCCCGCGATTGGCCTCGGCATAGAGCTTGTCGTATGTCTTTTTGGTGTCGGCGTTCGGCTTCTTCGGCGCGATCGTGCCGGCCGTGTCGCCCATCTGGAAACGCTGCTGCGCGTTCATCGGCTCGACGGCCGTGGAGCTCTGCTTGGCCGAGCCGCTGTAGCGCGGCGACGGCATGGTGAGCTCGCGCTGCTGCTGGCGCTGCAGGTTGGGCCGGCGCGCCATCAGGCGCCGAGCGGGGCCGACTGGCCGCCGAGCGGGCGGGCGGTCGTCGAGTAGCCGGCGTAGCCCGCCGTGGCGAGTGCCGCGATGCCCGCCGTCGAGTAGCTGGTCTTGCGCTTGAGGTCGGCGGCGTCGGCCGCGGCCTTGTTCTGGACGTCGATCTTGGACTGGGCGATCTCGTTGGCCATGCGAGCGTCGTCCATCTGCTTCTTCATCTCCCAGAACATATCGGACTGTGCTTTGGATTCTCCGCCACCGCCAAGGGACATGCCGGCCTCCTGTGAGGGGGATCTATCAGCGCAACGGCGCCGAGGTCGAGCAATTCGTACCACAGCTGCTCGCAAGTCCACACAAAGGTCTTGGGCCTGAGCCCCAGCACGGAGCGGACGAACGTAACGCACGTTTTCGGCCTGAAGGCCCAAAAAAGAGAGGGTTGGGGCACCTGTTCTGAGCCCCAGAACTCGAGCATGGCGCCCCGCGATTGTACGATGCGGTGCAATCGGGCCGCGGTCGGCCGATCGACGATCGTGACGCCGTAGCTGCGGAAGGTCCACTCGGCCATCAGCCAGTGGTCGCCGTCGCCGACCGGCTGCAGCAGAAAACAGTGCTGGAAAGGCGCCCGATTCCGGCGCAGCGCCGAGGTGATCCAGTGCAGCGGGGCCGGGATGAAACAGACCTGCCAGCGGCCCACCCAGGGCGTCCACGACGGCTCGGCCTGGCTGAACTGCGGCATCTAGCGGTTGGCCCACCGGCCGGTGCCCGCTCTCTGGGCCTGCCTGGTGAAGGGGTTGCCGATGCGGCTCACCGTCACCGACCTGTAGGGCTTGGTGCCGCGGATCACCGGCGTCCACGCGCCCGAGCCGACGATCGCGTACTGCAGCCCGTCGTGAACGTGGCTGTGACGGTTCTTGTACGGCTTGGTCTCGTGCAGCCGGCCATGGCTGCCGGCCACTTCCTTGAACTGATAGCCGCCGCGGAAGCCAGCGATCAGGTTCTTGCAATGCGGGCTCACCAGGAAGGCCGGGCCCTTGGGCGTCATCTTGGTCAGCAGCGCCGCCGTCGCCTCGATCCTGATTTGCGGGTCATTGGTTGGCGCGCCGACGAACTTCAGCCCCGCCGCCCGCATGATCTGCATGGAGGTCTCGTCGCGGGTCTGCGCCATGTCGTCGCCCGAGGGATCGCCGAAGAAGCGGAAGGTGTAGCCGTGCCAGCCGCGCCGGGTGATCTCTCTCTTGAGCAGGCTGGCGAAGGTCTGCGTCGACACGCCGCTCAGCACGAGCTCGTGGAACACGATCGTGCGGCCGTCGATCTCCTGGGTGAACGCCGCCGCGGGCGTGCGGCCGAAGTCGGCGCCCACCGTGATCGAATGGCTCGGGCGCGGCTCCAGCCGCTCGCTCGCAATGTGGATCTCATCCGACCATTCGGGGTAGACCGGCTTGCCCTCGAGCATCTGGCCGTACCGATTGAGAACGTAAATGTTGATCCACGTCCGCGACTTGCCCGGCAGCATGTTGAGATAGTACTTGTCCGGCAACGCCTGATTGGCCCGATTCGGGTTCATCGCGTAGCTCAGCACATGGCCGTCCTCGCCCTTGATCTCGAGCATCGCCGGCTCCTGGGTGAAGAACTCCCAGTTCTTCGGCTTGATCAGCAGCCTTCTCTCTTCCTCGCTCAGCCAGTCGGGCGGCTGCACCTCGCCACTCATCACCGCCCACCAGTGGTCCTCCGGCGGCGCGTTGGTGTCCATCAGGATGCCAGACCAGCTCGGCCCGCCCTGGTCGGGCGACGGATAGCGGTTCACACGCGCCGTCAGCCCGTCGACGATGTCCTTGTCGGTCTCCCGCGCCTCGTTGATCCACGCCCCGGTGAGGTCCATCGACAACAGCTTCGCCACGTCGGCCGGCCGGTCGAGCGCGAGGAAGATCACCTCGCAGTCCACGAACGTCTTGTCGGGCAGCTGGTACATCAGGTGATGCGTGTAGGGCGCGCTCCGCAGGAACGGACCCAGGCTCTCGGGCACCCACTCGAGCCACGTCTTGACCGTTGTGAGCTTGAGCTCGGGAAACGTGTTGCGGACTACCGCCCAGCGCGTCTGGCGCACCATCTCGCCATTGGGATTGAGCCATGGCCGCTGCAGCTGCGAGTACATCAGCAGCGTATGCACGCACAGCACTGACTTGCCGCTGCCGAAGGGTCCGCGAATCCCCCGCACGAAGGCATCGCTCGCCATGAACGCCGCCCCCGCATCGTCGGGCGGCTCGTACAGCTTCACCTTGCCCGCCCGCGCATGGCTGGTGTTGAGCGCCTTCGACGTGCGACCCGCCATCAGCGCGACAACTTCTCGTCGATCAGCGCCTTCATCATCTTCTGCGCCGTCGCCTCGCCGATGCTCTCGATGATCCGATCCGCTTCCAGGTTCGTGCAAAACTCAGACGGGTAATAGTGCATCCGCGTTCGCTTCACCACCGACCGCAACCGCTGCAGATCCTCGAAACTCAACGCCGCAAGGTCCATCAGACACACCTCCCAGCCACGCTCCGTCCTGCCTCCACAAGAGAAAGCTCTCTCTCCTGCTTGCCGCGGAAATCCTGACTATTTCCAGCCTGTGGCCCCCTCCCCGGCGCGCAAGGCCGCCGTTTTGAAAGCCCCCCTCCCTTTGGGAGGGATCGAGCGGGTCCCATCTGCCGCTCGCTGCGGGCTCAGGGAGCCACGCCCTTTGGCGTTGCGAACGTGAACTCGTGCACCGTCCCCGTGGCTCGTGCGCTGGTTGTGTTCCCCAATCCAGCTCTATCCATCAGCTCGATCGCGGCCTGCATCCGCAGCCGCTCGTCGGCTGTGGTATCACGCAGGGTTGCAAGGCTGCGAATACTTCTACCGGCCTCAAGACCCAGCGCCGTGAGTGCGGTAGCCCCTACCAGACGCTGCACGTCGGGACGGCGGAACTGGGCGTAGCACCAGCTTTCTTTTGCGCCGAGGGATCGTGCGATGGACTTCAGCGATCTGCCGGTGGCGACGTAGAGAGTTACCATGGCGATCTGGTCGTCGGTGAACTGGTCGGCTGCGGCGGTGGTGGCTGCCTGTGCGACTTTGGCGAGCACGTCTGTTTTGGTGGGGCTTTTGCGTTTGGCTGCGGCTTTGGTGAGCTCTTGTCCGATCACGGGTTGCCTCACAGGGACTGTCTGACGTCCCATATCATACGCGCCAAGCGTTTCATACACAGGGGTGATTTCTCGCTTTGCCTCAGAGACTTAAGGCCGTGGATCGCTTGCGGGCAATTATGTTGCCGAGACAGTCCGAGCCGCCGCTGGCGGCGTGGCTCGCAAGCGGCGAGCCAGTCGACCGGCTGGGCCGGCCGACAAGCGGAGCGCCTTACAGGCGCTCAAGGACAGGGAAGTGCGGCTTCGCCGCAGTGTCATATCCCGAACGCTCTCTCTGTCGTTGGATTGTACCATGGGGGCCCGCCAGACCATCAAGGGGACACCCCGCCGCAATGCGTTGTCCTGCAACGGGCAACGCTCACATCGCTGCGCGATGCGCGATGACGCGCCCTGGCGGGTGAGCTCCCTCATGCAGCGGGGTGTCGCGGCTAAAGCCGCCAAGCCCTTGACGGCCCGGCACCCCCTGCCTGTTCACCAACAGAATCGGAGCGACGAGGGAGCCACGAGGCTACCGGCTCCGGTCAACAAGGAGACTGACATGCCGTTGTTCATCACGATCCTCGCAGCCGACGTGGCGGCCGTTGCCGTCATCGCCGGGTTCAAGTACCTCGCCCGCCGGCGGGGAGAGGCCAAGGCCAAGATCGACCTGAGCCGCTTCTTCGGCTTTGGCGCCAAGGTGCAGTCATGAGCGCCCGCGCCTGGTGGAACCTCATCACCCACTTCCTCGTGGGCTTCGTGACCGGCTACCTCGCCATCACGATCATGCTCTGGATCATCGTGCGGCTGGGCCACGCGCTCCTGTGGATCCTGCTGCTCGTGCCCAGCATTGGCGGCCTCTACTTC